TATTTTACACGACGATCTAGATTTTGGAATGATGGATTTCGTGAAGAAAAACTTTGTGGTTGTGGCCGATGGTAAAAAAATACCAGTAATCCCTAAAATCCTAACAATACAGAGATGGTCTCAAATCACAAATACCTGGGAGTTTTCAGACGAAGATGGTAATATGAAAGTTCCATTGATTGGCGTGATTAGAAAACCAGATGTTCAACCGGGTAGTAATCCGTCAATTATTAGAACAATCCCAGAAAGAATGCAGTTTCATTATGCTTCCGTTGCTACTTGGAATGGAACACAAATGGGTGCTGATGTATATAAAATACCACAACCAATAGCTGTTGATCTCTCTTATGAAGTGACTATTGTTTGTACTAAATTCCGGGATTTAAATAAATTTAATAAAATCGTTCTACAAAAGTTTGCGTCAAGACAAGCATACACAACCGTTAAGGGGCATTATATTCCAATTATTTTAGAATCTATTGAAGATAATTCACCAATTGAACAAATTGATGGACGTAGGTTTTATCTTCAAAACTATAAGTTTACTATGTTGGGTTTCTTAATTGACCAAGAAGAGTTTGAGGTTAAACCGGCTGTTAGTAGAATGTTTTTAATGACCGAGTTTGCAAAGAACACCAACTATAACAAAAAATACATTAATAAAACAATCGACATTACCGTTGCATCATTTACCGCTGACGGTATGCAGACAGCTTTTAGCGTGGGTGAAAGTATTGGTATTTTATTTAGTGTGGCGATTAACGGTCTTTTACAAGAAAGAGGGGTTGATTTTTACCACATTGCTGGAACATCAAAAATTAGCTTCCCCACACCACCTTTAGAAGGTAGTATTATTACTATCACTTATTTTAAGGGTAGAAACAGTGTGTTTATTGACAACTACGGTAAGCCAATACAGGTTAATACCGAATATTTCACATATGACGGTTCGAGTTTGACATTTACTGTACTAAATGCTATCAATAGTGTTGTTAGTTTAGATATTAATGGTCTAGTTGAAGAAGAGGGTCAGGGATTTGATATTAGCGCTTTAAATGAAATCACATTAAATTATACCCCAGTAGTGAATTCAAAAATTGGTATAACCTACCTATTTTAATCATCGCCGTATAGGTCTGTTTTTAATTTACAGGTTTCTTCTATAAATTTTTCAAGAACCTTATAAATTTTTAATCCATTTTTATCACAGTGCTTTTTTAGCATTTCATGATGTTTTTCACTGATTTTCACGTTTTTTGTTTTCTTTTCCATATATAAAGATAAATAAAGATAAAAAAGGATAAATTACTATCTAAATACAAAAAAATTGGGAAATCTTTGGCGAAAACAAAGATATTTATTTGATAAGAATAAAAATATTTTAACCAAACATTTATCAATGGCAAATTCAAACAGAGTATTCGTTTCTCCGGGAGTCTACACTTCAGAGAAGGATTTAACATTCGTGGCGCAAAGTGTTGGAGTAACAACATTAGGTTTAGTTGGTGAGACCCTTAAGGGGCCAGCCTTCGAACCGGTGCTTATTTCAAGTTTCGACGAATTTAGAACATATTTTGGATCACCATCTCCAGTTAAAGATTCATCTGGGATGCCAAAATACCAGCTACCGTATGTAGCAAAATCATATTTACAGGAATCAAATCAATTATTTGTTACCCGTATCTTAGGATTAACAGGTTATAAACCTGGTTTTTCTTACGGAATCAAAGCATTAGGCGGAGTTTTAGTAAGTCCAACTTATACATCAACAACAGGAACTACAATTCCAACAGCAACCGGAATAACTGGAAGTACATTCTTTGCTGACTTATCTGGTAAAACCACAACTGAGGGAAGTACTGTAACAGATTATATCGTTGAAGCAACAAATTCATCCGGAGCATATGCGAATGGTGAATGGTTTACAATTGGTGCTGTTCCATCAGTATTTACAAGTGGACAAACAGGGACACAATTGGCTTCACCAATTGGTTCAAATAACGGTAAGGAGTGGTACAATACTTTCTTCACACAAACTGGTCTTACAGATTCAACAATAGATGGTGTTTATTCATATCTATTTGTTTATAACTCAGGATCGACATCATTTGATGTTAGAAGAATTAAATATGCAGCACGTTTACATGAACATTATGCTGATAAAATTGTTTGCCAATTAAGACCACGTGGTTCTTATGCTGCAGATATTTTAACTAGAAGAGTTTCTGGTTCTACTGTATCAGTTACTGGAGACACTATTAGTACAAACCCATTATCTGAATTCACATTAAGTGTTACAGATATTAGTGGAACCGCTAGAAACTTTAACGTTTCTTTTGACAAATCATCAACAAAGTATATTAACAAAGTAATTGGTGAAGATGTGTTTGATAAAAACACTACTGATTTTCCATTATATGTACATGAAATTTATCCTAATTTTTTAAGAAATTTATTTGAACAAGGTTTAGTTAGAGGTCTTAGTACAACAGAAGTTGTAACAAATGAGGGTGAAAATTTTGTGAGTGAATGGGAAACACCTGGTTCATCAATCGTTGTTTCTGAAGTTCGTGGTGGAAACGTTTCAGATTTATTCCAAATCTTAACAATATCTGATGGTAATGCAGCAAACTACGAAGTTAAAGTTACTATACAAAATATTGATTTAGATACTGGTGAATTTGATTTAATCGTTCGTAATTATTACGATACTGATGCTAATCAAGTTGTACTTGAGAAATTTACTAGATGTTCAATGAACCCAGAATTACCTGGTTATATCGGTAGAAAAGTTGGTACATCGGACGGTGAATACGAATTAAGATCTAAATACATTATGTTAGTTCTTAGCGAAGATCATCCAACAGATGCGGTACCAGCTGGTTTCAAAGGTATTGCAACATCTACCAATTTAGGTGGTATTTTTTATAAAACAGAATATCACGAGGCTGGGGATATACTTTATTATTCTGCAGATGGTACTCCAAACACAACTAATGGTGATAAAGTTAAAAAAGTGACTTTAGGTTTTTCAACCGACGCTCATAATGATTATGATGATGACATGTTGAAGTTTAAAGGTGCTAGTGCAACATCAGCAACATATGGTTTCCACTTATCAAAAAATGCGTCTGGTTTAACTGGAACTACAGGTGAAGTGTTATATATGACAACTCCTTATGATTTAGAAGGAACAAATAAGGGTAGTCTAGCAACAACATCATATCGCAAATTTACAATGCCAGTTTATGGTGGTTTTGATGGATGGGACATCTATAGAAGTGTAAAAACTTTAGGAGATGGTTACATTTTTGGTAAAACAACATATGGTAAAAACCATTTAGATAACGGTGGCGTGTTTAGTGATACAGTTGGTAATTCAGATTACTATGCTTTCTTAAGAGGTATTGAAACATATGCAAATCCTGAAGCAGTTGATATTAACTTGTTTGCAACTCCTGGTATAAACTGGAACGATCATAGTTCATTAGTAAATCAGGCAATTGAAATTATAGAAAATGATAGAGCGGATTCTTTATATATCATTGATGCACCTAGCTTTGCAACAACTAACGAAGTTGTAACAGCATTAGATGACTTGGGTATAGACTCTAACTATTCAGCAACTTACTGGCCTTGGATTCAAGTAAGAGATACTGATAATGCTACTCAACTTTATATTCCACCAACAGGTGAAGTTGTAAAGAATATTGCATTAACAGACAATATTTCTTATCCTTGGTTTGCGGTTGCCGGTTATTCAAGAGGTCTTGTAAACTCAATCAAAGCAGCTAAAAAATTAACTTTAGATGATAGAGATGAACTTTACAAAAATAGAATTAACCCAATTGCTACATTCTCTGATACAGGTACTATTATCTGGGGTAACAAAACATTACAAGTTAGAGAATCGGCACTTGATAGAATTAACGTAAGAAGATTATTATTGAGAGCAAGAAAGTTAATTTCTGCAGTTGCGGTAAGATTATTGTTTGAACAAAATGATGATCAAGTTAGACAAGAATTCTCAAGATTGGTAAATCCAATTTTAGAATCTATTAAAAAAGAAAGAGGTTTATATGATTTCCGTGTAGTTGTATCAAATGATCCAGAAGATATTGATTCAAACACATTAAGAGGTAAAATTTATATCAAACCTACAAGAGCATTAGAATTTATTGATGTAGAATTCATCATAACACCAACTGGTGCTTCTTTTGAAAACATCTAATTTGAGAGTTAAATTAAATAAAAATGGGGTAGAACGAAAGTTCTCCCCATTATTTTTATATGTATTCTTTATAGGTTATATTTATCCTTATTAC